AATAGATTCCTTGAGATACTCAGTAGACGGCAGTAAGTTCCTACTCAAGTACGAAGGCGATACGCCTAGCTTTTTGGAAGGTAAGACCGAGTACACCCACTCTGAAATATTAGCTATATTAGCTACTAACGAGTGGACTTCACCTGACCCTGTATAATATGCAAGAAACAGCACAAGGTCTATACAACTCCTTAGAGAACCAAAGGTGGTCTTTCTTGGATCGAGGTCGTACCTCATCTGAGTTGACTATACCTTACATAATGCCACCTGACGGTCACAGTCACGCTACTAAGTACTACACACCATATCAAGGAGTAGGAGCTAGAGGAGTGAACAACTTAGCTTCTAAGTTATTGTTAGCACTGTTACCACCTAACGCACCATTCTTCCGTCTTGTTATTGACAGGTATGAATTAGATAAAGCAAAGCAGGAGTTAGGACCAGAGGGAGGAGAGCAGTTACGATCTGACTTAGAGAAAGCACTAGCAGATGTAGAACGAAGTGTATCTCAAGAAGTAGAAGTAGAAGCATTTCGAGTGGGAGTGTTTGAAGCGTTAAAGAATTTATTAGTGACAGGAAATACTTTGTTATACTTACCTGATGACGGTGGGATGAGAGTATTCAGACTTGATAGGTACTGTGTAAAAAGAGACCCAATGGGTAATGTAACACACATAGCTATTAAAGAAACTGTTGCTCCAATGATGTTACCTGAGTCTGTAAGAGAGGAAGTATATCGTCAAGAGAAAGAGAACAGTTGTGACTTGTACACCTCTGTAATTAGAGAAGGTAATGAATTTGTAGTACAACAAGATGTAAAAGGAATTGTTATTGAAGAGTCAAAGGGTAGGTATCCTATCGAGAAGACTCCATTCCTACCTCTTAGATATACCAGGATAGATGGTGAAGACTATGGTCGTGGATTTGTAGAGGAGTACATCGGTGATCTTAAATCTTTAGAGTCGTTAACAAAAGCGATAGTCGAAGGTAGTGCAGCAGCAGCTAAGGTATTGTTCATGGTTAATCCTAACGGTACAACTAGAGCTAAGACTTTATCTGAATCTCCTAACGGTGCAATCGTACAAGGTAGTGATGGAGATGTATCTGTTTTACAACTTAACAAGTTCAATGACTTCCGTACTGCACAAGGAGTAATGAATGGGATTAGTGATAGACTATCTCAAGCTTTCCTACTTAACAGTGGTGTAGTCAGAGATGCAGAACGAGTAACAGCAGAGGAGATAAGAATGTTATCTCAAGAGCTGGAAGCTGCACTTGGTGGTTTGTATTCGTTATTGTCACAAGAGTTTCAAATGCCTGTCGTTACTAGGTTAATGGCAAGGATGGGGAAAGAAGGAAGACTTCCTAAGTTACCTAAAGACATTGTTAAACCTACTATTGTTACTGGTGTTGAAGCACTAGGACGAGGTAATGATTTACAAAAGCTTGATCTATTCCTTGCAGGAGCTAATCAAATCGTTGGTCCTCAAGCAGTTGCAGAATATGTTAATGTATCTGACTACTTCAAAAGAAGAGCCACAGCGTTAGGTATAGAGACTGAGGGATTAATCAAGACAGAAGAAGAAATTCAACAAGCTATGCAGATGGCACAACAACAAGAGATGATGATGAAGTTGGGTCAACCTGCTGTAGCACCTGCTATCAATGCTGCACAAGAGCAGTACATGGCTAGTCAACAACAACCACAAGAAGAGTAAAGAGATATGGCAGAATTACACCGAGTAGAGATAAATGAGAGAGCACCACAGGAGATTGACCCAGAGTCAGAGGAAGCTGTTGATGCAGTATCTGAAGAACAAACACAAGAAACGCAAGAGGATAGACCTGAGTGGTTGCCTGAGAAATTCGCATCTGCTGAAGCTATGGCAAAGTCATATATTGAGTTGGAAGCGAAATTGGGATCTAACGAACAAGAACAAGAACAAGAACAACCACAAAGCGATGAACAACAAGAGGACGACACTACAGAAGATACGAATACTAATACTGTTATTGCTGAAGCTAGTAAGGAGTTCTTTGAGAATGACGGTGTTATATCTGAAGAGACCTATAAGAATCTTGCTGAGGTTGGGTTACCGAAGGAGTTAGTAGATAGCTACGCTGCTGGTCAACAAGCACTACAACAAAGTGAAGAAGGTAGTATCAAAGCTGTTACTGAAGGTAATTGGGATCAAATGGCTGAGTGGGCTGCTAATAATCTATCTCCTGAAGAAGTAAATACTTTTGATGAAATCGTACAGAACGGTACAGTTGAACAAGCTAAACTTGCTGCCAAAGGATTATACGCACAATTTAAAGCAGAGAACGGAGTTAGTCCTAAGTTGGTACAAGGTGCTGTAAATGGTTCATCTACAATGCCTTTTAAATCTAATCAAGAACTTGCTCGTGCAATGTCTGATCCTCGATACAAAAGTGGTGACAAAAGTTATCACGAAGAGATTGACAGACGCATCGCAGTTAGTCACAATTACCTGTAGTTTTATTTGGTAGGTTCATATATATGAAGCCTTGGACTCCATCTTTTTTCTTGCCAGTGTTGGTTCTGGTTCTTTTAGGTGGATGTTCCAAGGCTTCTTTTTATCCGTTAGCAGGAAGTGTGGGAGGAGCAACAGTGGGTGCTTTAGGTGGTCCTGGTCCTGCTGCTGGTGGTGCTGCCCTTGGATGGGGAATAGGAGAGGGTGCTAAATTGATGGAAGAGAATAAAGGATTAGCTAACAAAGTAAAAGCAATCACTGAAGGAGATGTACAAAAACTTGTACAACAACAACTCAATGAAGAGATGGATAATGGATTCTTTGATTCTATGTTAGATGAGATATATGGGTTCTTGAAACTATGTCTTATCGGTGTTATCCTTTGGAATGTAGTACCGTTAATCTACACTCGCTATGTTCACAATAAAGCACAAAACAAATGAATAAACTCATAAAAATTTATAACTCACTTACACAAAAGGAAAAAGCTATTGTCTTGACTGTTCTGTGTTTAGGTGGAATTATAATACTAAATTTACTTTAAACGACAATTAGTACGACTAATGTCAAGACCCACTGCGGTGGACAATCTCGATCAAAGGTTCTAACGAAAGTCACAACAAATACATACACAATTATAAACTTAAAATAGGAGATCATATATTATGGCAGGAGAAGGTATAACAGACCCCAGTCGTGTAGGTCAGATTAATTCTGTTGGTGGCTCAGATGCTGCTGACAATGCGTTGTTTCTTAAAAAGTTCAGTGGAGAAATTCTACAGACCTTTGAGGAGTCCAATGTTTTCAAACCCTTACACACTATTCGTACAATTGAGAACGGTAAATCCGCTCAGTTCCCAGTAACAGGTATTGCAACAGCTAATTACCACACACCAGGCGAGAACATCGCTGAAGAAGGTGGTTCTAGTAGCACATACCTCAGCGACATTAAGAAAGCTGAACAGACAATAACTATCGATAAGATGCTTGTTGCTTCTACTTTCTTAGCTAACATTGATGATGTAAAGAATCACTACGACATTCGTTCAGTTTACGCTAACGAGTTAGGTAAGGCTCTTGCACTTCGTTTTGACACTGCTATCTCTAAGACATTCATTGCTGCTGCTCGTAGCTCTGCTGTTATCACAGGTGGTAAGACAGGTGGACAACTTGATGTTGCTAACAATGACTTCAGTGCAGGTGATGTTGCTGGTACTCCAGCTGCTGTTACAGGTGCAGAGTTAATTACTGCTTTGTTCACAGCTGCTCAAAAGCTTGACGAGAACGATATTCCTAGTGATGGACGCTTTGCAGTTCTTCGTCCTAGTGAATACTACAAACTTATTACAGGAGGTAGTGGTGCAGTTGCTATCAATACTTCTGCTGCTAATAAAGATGTAGGAGGTTCAGGATCACTTGCTTCTGGTAGCATTGCACAAGTAGCTGGTATTCAAATCTATAAGTCAACTCACATTCCATCAACTGACTTGTCAGCTGTTTCTACTGGAGACGGTGCTTCAAGCAATGATATTTTCGGTGCAAGTGGAGTAGGATACAACGGTGACTTCCGCAATAGCTTGGGTATCGTAGGACACTCAGCTGCTGTTGGAACAGTTAAGTTGCTTGATCTTGCTACTGAGTCTGAATATCAGATTGAGCGTCAAGGTACATTGTTCGTTGCTAAGTATGCTATGGGACACGGAATCCTCCGTCCTGAGTGTGCTATCGAACTTGTTTCCTAACTTAGGATTCTCTCTTCGGTGTTGGGGAGGTTTGGATTCGTTCCACTCCCCTTCACTGATATTTTTATTTATTAAGCTATGGCACTGACAACGAAACTAGAAGCGGTAAACATAATGATCTCTGTAATAGGAGAGTCACCTGTTAATACTTTAAGTGGAACAAGCGTTCCTGTAACCGTTACACAAGCAGTCCATGCGTTAGACGAAACTAGTAAAGCTATCCAATCAGAAGGATGGCATTTTAATACAGAGTATGATTATCCGTTAGTACCAGATGCTAGTACTAGTAAGATTACTCTTCCCCTTAACACTTTAAAGGTAGACTTAGACCCTGAGATATACACGGACTCTGATCCTGTACAACGAGGTACTAAGCTATACGACAGGAAGAACCACAGGGAAACTTGGACCAAGGACTTGAAAGCTATCATTACTTTTGAGTTAGACTTTGAAGAACTACCTGAACAATTTAGACATTACATAGCTGTTAAATCAGCTAGAATCTTTGCAGCTAGGTTCTTAGGCAGTCGTGAGATAGAAGGATTTGCTTTGAGAGATGAGATAGAAGCAAAAGCTAGAGCTATTGAGAGCGACTCTGAGAATGCAGATAGAACTATATTTGATAACTACAGCGTACTAAGAGTACTTGACAGGTAAAGATGCCACTGCTTAACACCAGTATTCCTAACCTTGCCCAAGGTGTATCACAACAACCTGACAATTTAAGATACCCTGGACAGTGTGATGAGCAGATAAACGCTTGGTCAACTGTAGTAGAGGGACTTGTTAAAAGACCTAACAGTAGGTTCTTATATGACACAGGACTAGGTGCTGACATTAACACTAATTTATTCAGTCATTATGTGGACAGGGACGATGAGAACCAATACCTGATTACCTATGACTCTACTAATAAGTTAAAAGCATTTGATCTGACTGCTGTAAGTATAGGTGCTGCAACTCTTTCTATTTATGTAGAGGACTCTGCTGCTAGTTTGTATCTTACAGGTGCTACTAATCCTGTCAAAGACCTCAGAGCGTTAACCATTGCAGACTCTACCTTTCTTGTTAATAAAACTACGGATGTAGCTAAAGTTACAGATTCAGAGTTAAAGACTCAACCGTTAGAGAAAGATGCTTTGATCTTTGTTAAGCTAGGAGACTATGATAAAGCTTACAGTATTTACTTAGACGGTCAGTTAGTTCCTGTTGCTAGTAGTTTAGCTTCTGAACATGATTACACTACACACGGTGATGCTCCTGCTACTTATATAAGTGGAAGGGCAGGACACAGTGACGGTAAGTACGCAGATACTGAATACATAGCTAAAGACCTTACTGCTTGTTTAGATGCTTTTGTTTCAGGTGCAGGTACTGTCGAAGTATTTTCTTTGACAGGAGGATCAGGAATGGGAGGTAGTACAGCTTCTAATAGATACTATTCTACAAATTTTACTTTTTCAGTCGATCAATTCGATAGTGGTACTAAAATAGGCACAGGAGCAGGAGGAAGTTTACTTCTTATCAATGGTGGTGTAGTATCTTCTGTTTTAAATTTCAAAGGAACAGGATATAGTAGTACAGTTTCTACTGCTGCGTATGATCCAATTACAGGTAGTGGGATGTTAGTTACTGTTAAGAGAGTACAAATAAACTACGCAAGGAACTCAAGAGAGAAACAAACTGTTAGCGTACTTGAATTTAATTACCTATCAGCTGGTGTTGTTATGCCTACTATATCCTCTGTTACTGTGGCTGGTTCTGCCACTAAATTCACTACAGAAAGAAATGGTAGCATTATAAAAATATCAGCTGATTCTGATTTTAGACTTAGAGTTTCGGATGGATTAGCTGACCAAGCGTTAGGTGTTATATATAAAGAAGTAGACAGCATCACTGACTTACCTAAATCTTGTTATAATAATTTTAGAGTTAAGATCATTGGAGATGCTGATTTAGACCAAGACGATTACTATGTCAGGTTCAAGACGAAAGACAACGAAAACTTTGGAGAAGGAAGTTGGATAGAAGAAGTAGGGTGGACTCAAAAAGATACAGATAAAGATGTTAGCGTAGGTATTGACAGGTTTTTAGATAGAGGTACGATGCCAGTAAGATTAGTCCCTGACCAAGCAACAGGTAAGATAACAAGCTTTACTTTAAAAGAAGTTGAGTGGGTAGGGAGGAATGCAGGAGATGATTACAGTAATCCATTCCCAACCTTTACAGACAAGAAAATAAACGACATCTTCTTCTTTAAGAACAGGTTAGGATTCTTGACTGATGACTCTGTAGTGTTCTCTGAAGCAGATGAATACTTTAATTTCTTTAGGACTACCACACAATCTCTGTTAGACTCTGCTCCAATAGATGTAGGTGTATCACACACTAAGATTAGTATTCTTAAACACGCACAAGCTTTCCAAGAGAAGTTAATGTTGTTCTCTCCAAAGACTCAGTTTGTACTTAGAGGTGGAGATTTGTTAACACCTAAGACTGTTACTATATCACCTGTGACTGAGTTTGATGTATCGGATACTATTCGTCCGTTAGCACTTAGTAGTTATATATACTTTAACTTTAAAAGAAATAACTTTGAAGGACTGCTTGAATACACAGTAGATAATAACACTGAGACATACAGAGCAGCTGAGATAACAGAACAGATAAACAAGTACATACCTACTAACATAGTCAGGATGGAAGGTAGTGCAGCTGAGAATATGGTGGTTGTACAATCAGACAGTGACTATAAGAAGCTGTATGTATATAAGTACTTTTGGCAAGGGAACGAGAAGATACAGAGTTCCTGGATGACTTTCTCCTTTGCTAGGAATGTTAGAAGCTTCTTCTTTATTGAAGCTACACTTTATGTCATAACCACCGATTCAGTAGGTACTTATGTAGAGAAGATACCAATGGAGAATGGACTTGTTGAGAGTGACAGAGGCTATGCTTTATTGTTAGACAGCAGGATTGCAAGTTCAAATGCTACCTATGTCAGTTCTGTTGCTTACACGAGGAGTGGTGGATCTGGGTTAATATTTAACGGTGATCCTAAATTTGATGTTACTAAGATAGTATCCACTGGAGGATTTGTATTCAGAGATGGTATGGCAGTGTACACAAAGAATGGTAACAGAAGAGCTTTGACTATTAGTAACTCTGTTAATACAGAAGCTATAGTTGATGGTAGGTTAGTAGCTTATGTTAAGTATTCTAATTATGTGACAAATGATAGTTATACATATAAATGTATTTTAACCCACACATCAGATGCAGCCAAAGAACCAGGCACAGGTGCTGATTGGGAAACCTATTGGGAAAGAATAGACTCAACAACTATAGTAGCTCCTGCTTGGGCTTTAAGTCAGAGTTATCAGACAGATGTTTTATACAAGTGTATCGAAGGACACACATCATCTGGTACTATACTTCCTGAGACAGACACACAAAAATGGGAACTAACTTCTGAAGTTTTATCTGCTACAACTTGGAGTGAGAATAGCCACGAGTACCTAAGTGATAAAGATTTCTTCATAGGATTTGAATATGATATGTTATACAGGTTCTCTAAGCAAAACTTAAAACAACCTACAGAGAGAGGTGGACGGTCAGCATCTGATTACACATTCCAAACTATTCGTAACGGTAGTATTGAATATGCAGACACAGGACACTTCACTGTAGAAGTAACACCTAAATTTAGAGATAAATACACTTACACTTACAACCCAAGTTTGTTAGCCTCTGTCAGTACACTTAGTAAATTCACACCTGAGACTGGATTCTTTAAGTTTGCTGTACAAGCTCAACCTAATGATGCCACTATCGAAATTAAATCTTCTAGTGCTTTACCAGTAAAACTGTTAGCAGCAGAGTTTGAATCAACAATTATATCAAGGAGTAGAAGATATGGAGGTTAGGATTGAACCTAGTATGGCAGACCTCGATGCTCCTATGTTATATGAGGACTTACGAGAAGAGGATATGATGGAGTGTATTGGATTGATGCACCACCCTAGAGATGCTGTGTACGGATCATTTGAATCAAGCAGTAAATGCTACAGCGTCAAGACAGATCAAGACGGTCTATTAGCTTGCTTTGGAGTTAGTCCGAGAGGGAATGTAGGTATAGCTTGGTTGTTAGGTACTAGGAAATTTTATACGATAAAGAAGAAATTTGTTAAAGAATCACAAGAGTGGATAGATGACTTGATGGATGGATTTGACTACTTAACAAACTATGTCATGGAAGCTAATACACTTAGTGTCAGGTGGTTAACTTGGTTAGGTGCTACTTTTGAAGATTGCAATTATCCTGGTTATAAGTCATTTAAGATAGAGAGGAAGTAATTTATTATGTGTAATCCAGCAGCATTAGCAATAGTAGGAGGTCTCCAAGCAGGAGTTCAATTTGCAGGTGCACGACAACAAGCTAAAGCACAAGCAGCCTATCAAGCACAGTCAGCAGCAGCGGAGCGTCAAAGAGCGTTACAGGAACAGACCTCAATCCGTATGCGACAAGCACAAGAGCAAGAAGCTACGGCTAGGGAACTTGAACAAGTCAGTAGGAAATCCCAAGAAGCGTTAGCTAGAGCTAGAGTTTCAGCAGGGGAAGCAGGTGTTGCAGGTGCTAGTGTACAAGCTTTGATGGATGACTATACTAGACAAGAAGCAGGGTATAGAGCAGCAACTTTAAGACAACAAGAGATGAGTGCATTAGGTACACAGCTAGGATTAGAACAAGCTGGATTAGCTTCTCAACAAAGACTTATCAGTATTAATCAACCTATAGATAAACCTAGTTTCTTAACAGCAGGTCTTGAAGCTGTTAGTGGTGGACTTAGTGGATACAGGACAGGGTTGGATATTAAAAGTAGGATGAAATCATAATGGCAGAACGAGTACAAGTACAAGGATTAGGAGGTGCAGTTCCAGGCATTCAACCTACTATTCAACGAGCAGGTCAGTACAGTGTAGCACAGGTACGAGCACCAAGGAATAAGTTGATGGACCTTGCTGATGCTCTAGGTCAAGTTAATCCTGCTTTACAAGCTTACGGTCAAGTACAGGAGTTTCAATTCCAAGAAGGTGCAGAGAGAGGAGCAATGGAAGCAGCGACTGCTGACTTAGAAGCTTCTGTTACTGAGTTAGATAAAACAGGAGAGAAGTTAGTAGAACAAGGACTGTTACCTAGATCACAACTAGTAGGTTATCAACGAGCTTTTAGGGAAAGAATAGGACAACGAGAAGCTAAGTCTTCTTATTTTAAGAATTTAAACGATAGGATTAACGAAGTAACTCAGAACCTAGAGAGTGATGAAGATATAGTAGGTACTATCATAGCTGAAGAAAGAGAGAAATCTTTACAGAAGTTAGGTGGTTCGCCTTTAGCTTTACAAGGTTTTTCTAAGTATTCTGATTCTATAGATAACAGTTTCTTTGCTAACGCTACTAAGAAGAGAGACAGAGCTGTTCAGGATTTTAATGAGGGGATGGTCATTGAGGATGCTAATGATACATTTCCCAATCAGATGTTAGAAGCTAATGTAGAGGAAGACTATAAAGACTTTGAGGATAACTTAAAAACTTGGATGGAAGAAAGGTCGCTAAAGGATCGCATACCAAGGTCTAGGATGGTCGAGTTAATTTGGAACGGCATGGCTAAGACAGCTGTAAGTGATTTGTTATTTCAAAAACAACCAGACAAAGCTGAAAAGATTTTAAATGCTATAACAGATGTAGATTTAACAGGAGATGGCGGTAAATTAGGAAATATAAATAGACCTAACGCTGAGATCAGAAAAGAAACTTTAGGCTTTAAATCTCAAATACAACAAGTAAGGGATGCTATCAAAGCGGATGTTGAGTTTGACGCTGATGATATAATGGCTGTTGTTAATCCTGCTTTACAATCAGTTAACGATGGTATAACAGGTATAGAACAATTAGATGCAATCAGTATTGCAAGTGTTGAAGATTTTTTAAAGGATGTAGGATTTGAGGGGGACATTAAAAAGGAAGCTAGAAGTTTATTAGAAAACAAAGCAACCTCTAGACTATTAGATTACACTAGGTTGTATTACGGTAACGATGCGAAAAGGGAGGCTTACGGTTTAGCTGCAAATAAAATAGATTACTCCGCTTTACAGATTACACAGCGATCTGCTTCTTATTTATCTAAGGAGCAAAAGAAGATAGTAACAGAAAATATGAGAAAAGCTGTAAAGGAAGGCAGAAGTGCTAAGGAGGTATTAAATGCTGGAGGTGAAATAGGAAATGTGCCTATAACAGATTTATCCATGAAAGTTGAAGCTGCTAAAATTGAAGAAGAACAAGTAGCTAACACATGGTTTGAGCGTTCGGAAATGTACTCAGCTAGAGAGAATGAGTTTGAGTCTGGATTCAATGAGGTAATACAAGATTTATATAAAAATATGAGCAGCCAAGATGTTTCTGAGATGGTCGTTAGAGAAACAGCACCTTTCAAAGAAAGATATAATAAGTTACTAAAAGAAAAGCAGACTGAATTAAAAGGTGCTCCTAATAGAGACGAAGAAATAATTAAAGCTTTTAATAAAATAAAGAAAGAAGTAATAGGTAACTTTCGTGATATAAAACAAGCTGAAAAGAATTATAAGGAAAGCTTCCTTGAGGAAATACAAGAGGACAAAAAATTTAAAGTAGACCCGCTTACTGAAATAACTCTAGAAAAAGGGGAAGAAGTTTTTAGGAAAACAGTAGGTACATACTGGCGTTATTTGCAGCAGAAGTATGCAGCATTTGCACCTGATAACGAAGAACAAAGAAAACAAGAGATTATTTACGATGTGGACTTAGATGAACTAGGTAAACTAGATATTGACAGTCGTAACATAGCATGGGAAAAAGTAGGAGTTATCAGAAGTACAATAGAAGAAGATACTAGCGGTGATACTTTAGACTTAGAAGACACTGAATTATTAATACACAGGAAGTGGGGATTTAGAAACCCACAAGAAGCTATTGATTTAGAAGCATCTAGGGGAGAATCTGTATTGAGAATAGATTTCAGGGAGACTCCTTATTTTGAAACACAAGTCATGTTAGGTGAAGAGTTTGATCTAATCAGAAACGAGTGGAGTACTTACTCTAAGTTAGGAGAAACAGAACGAAACTTAGATGACTTTCCTATTTTTAAAAAATGGAATCAAGCTTTTGGTGTTTTGACTCAAGAGGATATTAATACTGTAGGATTAGCACAAGCTGCACTCCTGAAAGGTATTCAATAATATATGAAGGTAGACAAAGATGGGTGGGTTGTTTTATTTGCTGAAGAAGAAAAAAAAGAAGAGAAAGTAGGCAAACCATTTGTTACAAAATCAACAGTATCACCTAAGCCTGAACCACAAGATGGATGGGTTGATTTAAACCTGACAGGAGATGAAGGCAAAGCTGTAGATATAGATAAAGAAAAAGAAAGTGTAGGAAGTAAAGAAGACGAAGCTTTTTGGCATCCGTTTGCTAGGCAGGTTATAGGTATAGGTTTAAGTACAGCAGCTAGAGTTGAACCAGTAGATAGGATTATTAAAAGAAGTACTCTTAGAACTGTAGATGATTTATACAACAGTGTTAATGAGGTTATCCCTTTAGGTACTAAAATATCTTTAGAAGATCAATTCTTGAGTGACCCTAAGTCTACTGTAGAAGAGGTATCCTCTAATATGTTATCTTGGATCATGTCTTTTGCAGGTCCAGGGGGTGCGTTAGCAGGTGGAGTTAAATTACTATCTAAAGCTTCTAAAATACAGAAGACAGGTAAAGCTTTAGAGAAAGTCATAGAGGGCGGTGAGTTGGGCAGGAAAGCTTTAAAAGGTACTAAGATAGCATTAGAAGGATTTCTTAAAGGAGCTGTAGCTGACTATATAAGAACTGATGTTGATGATCTCGAAACTGAACAAGCTATATCGAAAAGATTTCAGGAACTATATGAGGGAGGTGTATATGGTACACTTCTTAACTTAACAACATACGGTGCAGGTAGGCTTATAACTTCTCAGATGAGTAAGATAAAAGCTTTAAAGAAAGTCCGCATGGCTAAAGAAGGTAAAGCCGATCCTAAAGAAGCAGTAGAAGATTTAAAGAAAGCTATTGAAGAAGAAGAAGCTGTTAGAAAAGAACTAGAGATTGAGATTGATCCTAAAGATAAAGAGTTAGGATTAGAAGAACCAGAAGCACCAACCCTTGAAACTAAACCCAAAGCAGAAAAACCTGTTGTAACTGAGAAACCTGAAGGAGAGATACCTATTGTTGAGAAACCAAAGCCTAAGTTAAACCCAGAGGACGAAATAGAAAGAGCCATACAAGATAAACAAGATTTCCCTCAACAGGTACAAGCTATGGTCAGGGAGACTAGGAAGTTGAGCAATCAGATGACTCCTAAAGTTAATGGTTTAGCTGCTGACTTAATTAAACTAGACGATGCCATCAATGCAGGTTCTACTGTAGATGTAGGAAAAGAGTTCTCAAATATCAAAAGTAAAATAGTTAATATAGAAGATGATCTAAGAAGAAACCGTAAACTAATAGACATAAGAGCTAGAACAGCTAATATAGCAGGTCGTTTGTTAGCTGGCTTCAGGAAGAAGAAAGTAGATTTAACCAATCCATTTGAATACAACTCGGCAGTTAGGAATCAGATAAATAGTATAGATTCTCTGTTAGCTTTGATAGACGATGCTAAAACAGGTAAAGCAGGTAACGCTGACATACTAAATAACTTTAAAAAAGAAATAGAGTTTATCGAGGAGTTGGGTACTACAGGCGATTTATCTAAAGCCTTAGACAAGTCTTTTAATCTAACATTAGAAGATAGTTTAAATACTATATGGGGTCGTTACAAAAAAAGAATTAGTGATCAAGTACTCAAAACACTACGAGTATCATCACCTAAGAATAAAGCTTCTTTAGAATTATTTTCTAACAGAGTTACTACTACGCTTAAAGATGCTGTTAAAGTAAACAAGAACATAACTAAAAAGGTCAATAAAACTTTAGACGATGTTCAGGATATAATTAAGAACCCAGAGAAGTACAAGGAGTCTATCGACATTATTATCAAAGACATCAATCAAGCTAAGAACTTAGAACCAGCAGCTACAGAGAAAGCACTGTCTGTATTGGAAGATTTAAAGAATGGTGTTAATAGTAAAAGATTTATAGATAGTTTGCCAAATCGTAGTAAATTCGTACAAAAAATACTAAAAGAAGAAATTGATAACATAGGCAAGAAGATAAGAGATGCTGTTAAGTTTGGTACGGAAAGGAAGTTAGTTGATGATGTAATCAAAGATATATCTGATAAGCTTAAAAACCTCAGTAGTACAGAGCGTACAGTTTTACTTAATACTATCAGAGTAGAATTAGCTAACACTATAGGAACTGTTAGAGATGATATACTAAGTAGGTTTAAGTCTAAAGAAATATTCCAGCAGTATGCTTTGAGACAGAAGATACAGGAGTTGGATGAAATGTCTAACAAGAGTATTAATGAAATCAAAGAGTATCTTAAATTAGAAAGCAGGAAGATACAAAACGATCCAGAAGGTATTAAGATACTAAAGAAGCAAGCTAGAGAATCTAGGAAGAAACTTACAGATCAAATAAAAAATGAAGAGATAGCTGCTAAGAATCTTTTTAATAAACAGTTTCTACAAGCTTACTACGACATGAATCGTAAAGGTGCTTCTGATATGGCTAACCTAGAGTTATCTCTGCGAGTGCTTGAGAAGTGGAGGATGAATACAGGGTTACTTATGAGTGTAAGAACTTGGACTGTGGGTATACCCTCTGCTGTTATAATGAATGTAGTACAACCTCTCCGAAAGGCACTGCAAGAGTATTCGTCTATCAAGCAGCTACAAAAGCTAGGTAAGATGAACCGTGATATTAAAGCACTAGAAGTAGCACTAGAAGACATAAAAGCGATGTCTTTGTATTGGACACATTTCGGTGATGCTTGGCGTGCTTTAAAACAAACATTTAAACAAGGCGGTGAAGGTTCTTTTATGTCTAGCAATCTAAAAAGACACGAAGAAGATTTGGTAGGTGCAGCTGATGATTTAACATCAATGGTAGAAAACCCTCTTAAATTAAGCTTTAAGAACAAAAAAGAGCTTTCAAAACTTTACAAAGCATACGGTGTAGAAACAGCTGAAAGCACAAATCGGATGCGTAGATTCTTCGAAGACATGGCTATAGGAGAACCTACTACTAAGATCAGCAAACTGTTTGACCCTTTGTTTTCTATAAGCTTTAGAGCAATGAGTACAGCTGACCAACCGTTTCTATTTTTAGGAGCTATGCGTAATCTTCGTGCCGAGAGTATGAAGAAAGGAATGAAGCAGGGTCTAACAGGTGATGCTTTAGAAAAGTTTGTAAAGGAAGAAGCAGATAAAGCTTTGAATAAAGAAGGTGATATGTTGACTTGGGCTAACCACGAAGACTTTGAGGACATCAGAGAGATGGCATTGTCTATAACATTCCAACAAGGTTATGCTGATAAATGGACTTCCATGCTCGCCAAGTCGTTTGCAAATTGGAGTAGAACTAGAGGTCCAGCAGGTGGTGGATTCTTAAACGCAGCTTATAACGATCCTTACATTAATCCTGCTAAAATTTTTACTAGGTTAATGACTGCTTTTATTAAAACACCTACAGCTATTGCTCAGTGGACTGTTGATACTTTTCCTGGTACTGCTGTACCATATTGGGCTTTAACTAGATTAGGTAATACTAAGTTCGATTTTAGGATTAATAAAATAGATGAGCATATAGCTGAATTAACAGAAGGACTGACCGCTAAACCTATAAGTAAAGAGATAAAGGATAAACTAATCGCAGACCGTTCTGCTCTGTTACAACAAAAAGAGGACTTAATCTTAAAGACTATAGAAGTACGAGCTGAATCGACTGCTAATACAATGTTAGGCTTAACGATTACAGCTGGTGTTACTTTACCAATTCTAAATAACAACATAACAGGTACAGGTGCTCACTTAACTCCAGATCAAAGGGAGAGAATGATAGAGGCAGGTTGGAGACCTAATACTATATTTATAGGAGATCAGGCTATTGATTACAGTAAATTTGAACCGTTCTCTACGATTGTATCGGCTTACGCTGACGGTTTACATTATTTAATAATGACAGGAGATGAAGACACAGAAGAGTACCAAGGTTTGTTTAATACTGTGTGGTCTTCCTTTATAACCAACTTTAAGGATAAATACTTTCTTAGAGGCATTCAAGAGATGTTTGATCTTCTGGATGAACGGAATCCTACAGGTAGATTAGAAACATTCTTCGCCAATTTAGCAGGTACTTTTTTTCCGAGAGCATTGAGAGAAATAGCAACAGCTAATGAAGAATATCAGAAGAAGGCTATAGGTTTTGTTGAGCGTTTAAAGATGAAAGTAGGTTTAGATACGCAGCGTATAGAGCGTAATATGTTAGGTGAAAAGGTAAAAAGGAAATACACCAACGAAGGTCTATACGGTTTAGTAAGCCCCATTTATGCTTCTGAGATTAAAGATGATAGAGTAATGGAAACGATTGCTAACTTTAGCGAGAAGTTCAACTATCAAACATTTTATACTAGAGGCGGCATAGATATGAGAAAGTTTAGGAATAAATCTAACGACTATCCTTTGTTTCAAGCTTACACGGATTTAGTATCAAGAAAAAAGAAAGAGACAACTATAGGAACAGATACCCAAGAATTAAACCTAAGACAAGCTCTAAACAGATTGATAAAGAGCGAGGAGTATAAAGAAGCTATACAATACGGAGAACCCTTAGAGGGAGAGCAATCTAGGAGTCAACTTATAAAAGATAAACTAAGTGAATATAGAAATCATTTCTGGACTGTTATGCAAGAAAACCCAAGGTATAAAAACTTTGTTAATTCAGATGGAAAATCTTGGTTAAGTTTTATTGTAAAAGAAGAACCAACCCAAATTAGGAGGAAGCGTAGAAAGGTGGAAGGACCATTCGACAAATTTGGACCTAATCAATAGTGCTTGAACTTTATCACAAACAAACTAATAATATATTAACATGGCTAATACATTCGTAGATTACACAGGTGCTGACGGAACAGGTACTGACAACAAAGATTTCGCTTTTTCATTTCCTTATCTTGATGACTCTCACATTGTTGTACAAGTAGATCAAGCGAGTGTACCAGGTGGTGCTTTTGTTACTAAAGCTTTAACCACAGACTATACAATAGTAACCTCTCCTTCTAAGCTTATCAGGTTTGTATCTGCACCTGCTTCAGCTGACAGGATAAGAATTAAAAGAGACAGTGCATCTGATACTGCTCTAGTAGACTTTGAAAACGGTAGTGTACTTACTGAAGTAGAACTAGACCGTGCTTACTTACACAACTTATATCTTAACGAAGAGATAGAAGAAGGTAGTGGTAAGAATGTAATGACTAAGAACAGTGCAGGTAACTTTGAAGCTGACTTAGCTAAGATAGTTGATGTAGCTGATCCTACTCTTGCACAGGATGCTGCCACTAAGAACTATGTGGACACACAAGATGCTCTACAAGTTACCAAGACTGGGGACTCTATGACTGGTGCGTTAGCAATGGGGAACAATAAGATCACAGGTCTAGCTACTCCCACAGCAACAACTGATGCGGTAAATAAATCATACGCTGATAGTCTATCTTTCTCTGGGGCTTCTGAAGCTTATGTTAACCAACAAATATCCAATCAAATAACAGGGTCTTCTACTGCTTCGTCTAAATACACTTTTGCAGGTAATGGTTCTACAACTGCTTTTACATTTAGTCCAGGGATTGATTTAAACGGTGATACAATGTATGAAGTAGCTATTGATGGTGTAATGCAAGAACCTACCGTTGCCTATGCCATAGATTCTACAGCAAACACAATTACTTTTACTAGTGCTCCTCCTAACACTTCTAACATTGTTGTTATACAAAGAGGTTACTCAGTTCCTGTTTCAGCTGGTCTTACCTTATCTAGCATCGAGAATATTGCCAATAACACTTTACTAGGTAACGATAGTGGTAGTAGTGCTGCTCCGCAAGCTTTGACATCGACTGAAGTAAGGACGGTTTTAAATGTAGCAGATGGTTCTACAGCGAATGATTCAGACGCTAACTTAAAGAACAGAGCTAATCACACAGGTACTCAACTTGCTTCAACTATATCTGACTTTGATACTGAGGTAGCTAATAACTCTGCTGTTACTGCTAACACAGCTAAGGTATCTAACGCTACACACACAGGAGATGTTACAGGAGATGCTACACTGACGATAGCAGACGATGCAATAACTACTGCAAAGATTGCTGATGGAGTTGTAATTAAATCAACTAACATCGTACTGTATGATTCAAGTTCATCAACAGAAGGTGGACAACTCTACCTCAATGAACCTGGCGTTAACTCACCTGTTATTGATGAGAGTCAGTCCTTTCTATTAGATACTTTTAAAGATACTGGTAATATCCACAACCACGGTATTGACGCTAAAGTATGCAGAATTTTTAAAGGAACAGCAACTAGTTACCCAACCGCTTTTGCCGCTAATGGTGATATTTCGTTTAGTGGTAGTCTTTTCCCAAACACAACTGCACAAGATGATTTAGGTAAATCTAGTTTACAATGGCAAGATGTATATTCGTCTACAGGTGCTTTTAATGGTTCTGATTTAAATTTAAAACAGGACATCGAAGAACTTAGCGAAGCAGAAAAAAAAGTAGCTGTAACTGCAAAAGGTCTTCTTAAAAAATACAGACTTAAAAAAGCAGTTGAAGAAAAAGGGTCAAATGCAAGGTATCACTTCGGAATCATAGCTCAAGAGTTACAAGGAGCGTTTCAAGCAGAGGGACTCGATCCAATGCGGTATGGTATAATAGCTGAGAATACTTGGTGGGAGAAAACAGTAGATGGTAAAAGGTCAGTATCCAATGAGGAGCAAGAAGGATATTCAGAGGTAACAGAAATGTCTGTGCGATATTCTGAGTTACTTGCTTTTATCATCTCAGCACTTTAACACACAATGACTGAACAACTTTAAAACTATGGCTATTACAAAAACAAACTCTAATATGATTAGCGATTTGGACGCTGGTTCAACTTACGCTACAGCAGCTTCAGTACCTACAAACAATAATCAACTTACTAACGGTGCTAATTACATTACAGATTCAGATGTAGCTTCAAATGCTGCTGTTGCAGCTAACACAGCAAAGGTTACAAATGCTACGCATACAGGGGATGTTACAGGTGCAACTACTCTTACGCTTTCAGACGGTGTTGTTACAGCTGCTAAGATAAGTGCTACAGATACTGAGTTAAACTATTCTAACGGTGGTGTAGGTATAGGCACTTTAAATGAAACAGGGTACGATCTAACTGCAACAAAGGTAAAACTTAAAGGAACTGCTACTCAATTATTCTTTGAAGATACAGATGAGGCAGGTACTCCTACGGAAATTGCTATGTCCCTTAACGCAAAAGCATTAAGGTTTGGTTTTCAAGATGCACCTAGTACCCAAGCTTTTGCAGTGTTTGGTAGAAACATAACTTTAGCAGGTGGTACAGTAGCAGAAATGAATGCTTTAACAGCAGCAGATGGTGCTCTAGAGGGTCAAGTTGCAGTTGTATCTAATGGAAACTCTGGTTCTATTTGTCTAGCGATGTACACAGGAGTGGCTGGATCAGGTGGTTCTTGGAAAGTATTGGCAACCCCAGGAGCAACTATATCAACTTAACACACAATGACTGAAACAATATCACACTTTCTTGACACTGCACTAGCGATTATAATTGGTGTCTTTGGTTGGATAGTAAAAAAGTTTGCTGATCGATTGGATAAAGATGAAGAACGATTAACAAAGATTGAAGTAGAACTTGCTACCCAAAGAGAACGAGACACTGCTGTGGAGAATAGAATGAGTGGTCTTGAAACTACGGTTAAAGAGATTAACGGTAAACTAGATAGAATGATGGAGATGTTAATGAGAAAATGAAAAAAGGATTATACGCAAACATAAACAGAAGAAGAAAGCTAGGCATTAGTCGTAGCAAGAAGAAGTCTACTATATCACCTCAGTCATACGCTAATATGAAGCGTGGGTTTAAAAAGAAGTAAGATGGCTAGGAGTGTATCACTATCTCTAGGTAGAGGTGAGAAGAGTCGTAAAGGTGGTCTCACTGCAAAGGGAAGAGCTAAGTATAACAGAGCTACAGGTTCTAACTTAAAAGCCCCTCAACCTGGTGGTGGTCCTAGAAAGCGTAGCTTCTGTGCTCGTATGAGTGGTAACAAAGGACCAATGAAAGATAGTAAAGGTAGACCCACTAGAAAAGCTTTAGCTCTTAGAAGGTGGAAGTGTTAACAATATTATTAATATGATGAAGACATTTGAAGAACTAGGTAACTTACAAGGATACATAGCAGATACATACCGTGCTGCAATCGATCAAATGCACGAGACTGGTGAATACAATCCATCCCTCCTGAACGGTGCTAGACAACTTCTAAAGGATAACGAGATAGTTCTTACAGCAGGTAAAGACACTCCTATTAATGACTTGTTAAATGTTGTACTACCTTTTGAAGAAGACCAAGAGCTAAAAGCTAAAGTTAAGTAATTACTGTAATAACAACACCTAAGAGAGACACATAGAGTTGTGAGTAAATCAAAGATTCATCAACTCAAGGACTTCCGTAACTTCTTATATCTAGTTTGGAAGCACTTGAATCTACCTGATCCTACACCGTTACAGTACGACATTGCAGACTTCATGCAAGACGGTCCTAAACGATCTGTTATCATGGCGTTCCGTGGAGTAGGTAAGTCTTGGATATGTTCTGCCTATGCTGTACATCAACTACTCCTAGACCCAACAAAGAACATACTTGTTGTCTCTGCTTCTAAAAACCGTGCTGATGACTTCTCCACCTTCACATTAAAGATCATCCACGACATTCCTGTTCTTCAAGACTTAATACCTAAGAACGATCAACGGTTCTCTAAGATAGCTTTTGATGTAGGACCTGCTCCTGCTGCTCACGCTCCCTCTGTTAAGTCACTAGGTATATCCTCTCAGCTAACAGGTTCTCGTGCAGATATAATCATTGCTGACGACATAGAAGTACCTAACAACTCTGCCACTCAAGGTATGAGAGATAAGCTAGATGAACAAGTAAAAGAGTTTGAAGCTATCATTAAACCACTCGATACATCCAGAATATTATTCCTAGGTACTCCACAGTGTGAAGACAGTATCTATAATAAGCTCCGAGAAAGGGGCTACAACGCTCGTATATGGACCTCTGAATACCCAGGTAAGGATTTAGTGGTAAAGAACTATGACAACGACATAGCACCCTTTATAACAAATAGGATAACAAATGAGTCAGTTGGTACTACTACAGAACCTACTAGATTCTCTGACCTTGACCTAGAAGAGCGTAAGATGTCATACGGTAGAACAGGGTATGCTTTACAGTTCATGCTCAATCCTAGGCTGTCTGATGCTGATAGATACCCACTAAAGATAAATGACCTTGTTATAACAGATATTGATACAGACCTAGCTCCTGAAAAAATCATTTGGTCCTCAGATAGAGATAACGAAAATAAAGACCTTCCTAATGTAGGACTAGGTGGGGACAGGTATCATAAACCATCTAAGACTATAGGTGATATGATTCCATATACAGGTTCTGTTATGTCCATTGACCCTAGCGGTAGAGGAAAGGATGAAACAGGGTACGCTGTTGTTAAGATGCTTAACGGTCAACTCTTTGTTCCTCAAGCTGGTGGTCTAAAAGGTGGGTACGATGAACAAACTCTTAAACTACTAGTTAACATAGCAAAGGATAACAAAGTAAATAAGATCATTGTAGAGTCTAACTTTGGTGATGGTATGTTCCAGGAACTACTTAAACCACTACTGTTTACTTTATACCCTTGTTCTGTTGAAGAAGTAAGACACAGTAAACAAAAAGAACTCAGGATCATTGATGTACTAGAACCTGTTCTTAATCAACATAAACTTATCGTTGATCCTTCTGTAGTTCAACACGACTATAAAAGTGCTCAAAGCTATCCTATAGAACATCAAGCTAAGTATATGTTAATGTATCAACTCAGTAGAATAACAAAAGATAAAGGCAGTCTTATACACGATGATAGATTAGATGCTTTAAGTATAGCTGTAGCTTATTGGGTAGAACAAATGAATCAGGTAGTAGACAATAACATATCTGATAGGAAACAGGAACTACTTGATAAAGAATTAACATCCTTTACTGATAGCTTTTATAAAAGAAGTGTTAAAGGTCCTAGAGCAATGCTTTGGTCGTAGCTTCGCTACTCCTTATTAACAAATCTTTATCGTAGATAATATAAGTGTTAATATAAGTGCTGCGATAGTTAGTACAGATACATAAATAGTTTATACAATATATAGACCGTGACCAACAACTCTATGTCAATAGACACACCTGTCCTTAAAAATCTTTTCATATTTAAAAACATAGAGGTTATAGTTGAGGGTCTATTCTTGTCGTATTTGATCTATAAAGGAGAAGAACGAAGTATCGACTTTATTAAACAGAAGTTAATTGTCAAGGTCCAGGTAATAGAGTAGTATTATAACAAGCTATGTTTCTCTTACTACCTACAAATAGGATTATATCACAATTTCAAAAATGTAAAGCTTTAAATTTATGACAACTCCGTATGAAGATCAGATCGACTTGTTTAACAACGACTTACAGAACTTAATTTATCGTTATAAAAGTGAGTACGACTTACACGATGAAACACTTATAGGCTGCATCGAAGCTTCCAAGTTAGCTATTATAGATTCTTTCACTATCGACTTTGAAGGGGATATAGACCTAGAAGATGACAGTGATGATAAGTAAGTAATGCTTTTTAATTTTTGGTGAAAAAATCTGAAGGGGTTACGCTATATACGCGTGCGTTAAAATACCCCGTGCGTGCCTGCGTTTTTCTACTGGGGGTGGGGTATTATTGGATAGTGTTGCTAATATAAATTATTAACACAGCTACTGGTTTGCGTAAAGTGTTGATAATCAGTAGAGATACGACAAAACACAATTAGACATAACGCATATTGTACGCAAAATAAATAGATTGTTGTCAATGTTTTGATAGGATAGTTTAATTTATTGTTATCTTTCGCAAATCAACAGATCAACAGGGTTATTTGCGTCAATGTAATGTTTTTCGCTATTGATAATGCGTTATCATTTATGAATTTCTATTTCTTTATTTGTTTAACTTTTCAATCTTTTTTGAAATCATTGAAATCTATTTATCTTTACTCCACACCGCTTAAACACTACAAATTATCCTTTAATCTTTTCATAACACATTGCCAGGTATAGCTTTACAAGAAATCTTTTCGCTTTAACTCTATAAAAACTATCTTGTTAAAACTTTTTTTAATATTTTTATCTCTATTGATTATCAATACTTTAAGTACTTATTTTATAGTTTAGGGTATTGACAGGTGGTATATAGTAGAAATCGAACCAAATTATTAATTACAAATATTATGAACCAAGAAAAATCCAAAGTTGAATTATTAGCAAACGAGTATACCGATTGGCTCGTTGAAAACATAGATAAACAATACATTGAGACTCAATGTTGTAGTGCTGATTCCATCTTGTGGGATAGCGTAGCATTAAAACTTAATAAAGAACAAAAGACATGGCTTAGAAAATTCATTACACGTTGGGAGAAAGCCTACCTTTAATATGAGTTACAAAAAAGAACATCCCGATTGGATCGCACCAAGTGACTTTAACTTGAATGAATTAGAAAAACTAGGATTTGAGGATATATCATGGCACAATGATGGATGTCCGTTCTTTGAGAATGAAAAACAGGGATTGAATCTACATGTCGATTATCAAGAAGAATTAAGTGATGCACCAAGTGATCCGTTCATGAGGTATCACCTACTCCGATATGATTACGATATTGAAAGCAAAAATTATGATCAAACGGGATGGGGTGCAGATTTGCTCATATCATCCAATTCATTCGCAGATATCATCAAAGCAATAAAATAGAAAAACATATGAAAAACATAATTTCAATTCAATGTCCATTCAATCAATTAAAAATGGTGCAATTCAAACAATCAACTTGTTATCACTTTTACCAACGCCAAATAATAGATGGTAATGCTGTGACAAAATGGCAAAGACAGCCTAAGAAATTTATTCTTGCAACTATGCAACGATTCAATAAAACCAACTTAATATAACCATCAAATCAAAATAGAAAGAAAAAATATATAATGAACCAAAACCAATACGATTCGCTAATAGACTCACTTGTAGAGTCTGTTAAAGACTATAACCTCGATGATTCATTCGACCATTACGATGCCATTGTAGAGATATGTTCAAATTGCGATCATTCATTTGTTTATTACAAAGCGTGGCAATTAGTTAACTTTGTTAAGTTTGATCACGGCTCCTATGATGATACCCTTTTTGACGAAGTAGAAAGAGAAGTTCAAGACAATGATCATAATACTGATGATATTACCTTGAATGATTATATGATGACGTATGCTTTCAATATTCTAAAGGTAGCAACTCTTAAAAAGTATGAATCACAAGTAAAGGAGGTAGCATAATATGGAAAAAGATAAAACTACAGAAATACATAACTGGATGAAAAGCCTAGATGATGACAATAAAATGAGGTTTGCAATAAACTGGTGTAGGATACCTCACACCTTATTTAATGTAGCTTGTAGCATCAAAGGAGGGCATAAGGAATTACAAGATGTCAACTGGTATAAAATTCACAAGTCTAGAGATTTAGGCACTTGGTCACATGGTGGTAAAGTGTATGTAAGATGAACCAATAAATTTAACCAACATGAAAAAACAAAATATAAATCATGCATGTCCCAAACAAACATGGGATACATTAAAACCTTCACGCAAAGAACAGATAGCTATATGGCTTATATCGCCAGTAATAGTGTTGACCAGTTGGGCTGTCTTAATTTGGATTTGCTCGCAATGAGATTTTATATAGTAGAAGAGTGGAGTGACGTTAGCGAGTTAATGACAACTTGGTTTACTTGCAAGGCTAAGGCTAAAAAATATTGTAACGAACTCAACCGAGATGTCTTGAAAGAAAAGGGCACACCTAACTGGACTGAGGAATTATTACATGAGGTAACACCTGTCGATATTCCTACCAATAAAAAACAATTACTTAAATGGCTTAATAACTACCACAAATAGAAAGAAAACATATCATATGACAAATACAGAAACAGAATCTTACCAACTTGGCTATTTATGTGGATACGAACATGGGGTGGACGAAAATCCTTACGAACATGACGACATAAACAGAGTCCATTATAAACAAGGTTATGACGCTGGCGTGCATGACTATTGCATTGAAATAGAAGAAGAGGAAAGCGTATGAGTGTTACAGAATATATTGAAGACCAAGCTTTCGTTTACAGAGTTGTAAGCGATTATAAGGAGGTCTATTACAGATGGCATTGTAGAACATGCCCTGACTTATTTACTGGCAAAGCTAGTTCTAAAGAGGAATTAATAGAGCAATTTAAACAAGTTGCTAAGGAACTAAAGAAAATGAATATAAAGAAATAAACCAACATGACTAAAGAAGAAATGATACATAAATTATCTTTGTACGATTCAGAGAACTTCGATATGGGAGACTTTTATGACCTGTTTAGGTATGGCATTAAAGGTTATCAAGATATGAATGAAGATGAATTGAAAGGTATATATAAAACTATATTTGAACAGGACGATGAAAACTAAAATCATACTTATCTTGTTACTCGTCTTATCGAGTTGCAAATCACCTAGACTAACCGACAGATGTAGCGACAAGGGTCATGGACTCTGTCCTATATGTAACCTTAACCACTAAAATATAACCAATAAAACCAACATGAGAAATTACGAATTAATCGAATTAACAATTTATTTTGAGAATAAGGAAAGCGAATCGATGATTGTTTCATTGGACTCAATGGCACACGAATTTATTCGTGATTATGTCAAAGTTAATGGTTACAAACTAATTGAAAAAGAAATAGCAAAGGAAAAAACGATATGAAAGTAATAGAACTTGCTGTACTTAACTGCCAAAGAAGAGAAATAAATTACAAGATAACATATTGGGAAAATCAAAAGCGAAAAGCAGAAAAACAATTAAAAAAGTATCAAAAAGAAATTAAGGAACTAGAGAAAGAATTGGCAAAGGTTGAGGAGGTTGTTGTATGAAATACGATTTAGAAATAGACAATGTACTATCCTTATTTGATGGAATGTCCTGTGGTCAATTAGCTTTGGATACTTTAGGTATTAAAGTTAACAAATACTTTGCCAGTGAGATTGATCCACACGCTATGCAAATAGCTAAAAAGAATTATCCTAACACAAAACATATCGGAAGTGTACTTGATGTGAGAGGTAGTGACTTGCCCAGGATAGACTTGTTAATCGGAGGCAGTCCCTGTCAATCTTTCTCTAACGCTGGAGATGGTAGTGGAATGGAAGGAAAGAGTAAATTGTTTTGGGAATTTGTACGTGTACTGAAAGAGACAAAACCTACCTACTTTTTACTTGAAAATGTAAAGATGAAAAAGGAGTGGGAGAAAATAATAACCGACACTTTAGGAGTTGAACCTATTGCAATTAATTCTCGCTTACTTACTGCACAGAATAGACCAAGACTTTACTGGACTAATATACCTAATGTCGTACAACCTATTGATCGAGGTATTGTGTTAAAAGATATATTAGAAGATGAAGTGGAGGAAAAGTTTTACTTGTCTGATAAAGCGATTGATTATATGTCACGATTAAGAAACGGAAAACCTAGATGGCAATACCACACAAATCCATTAGATGGCAAGTCAGCTTGTCTCACTGCTAATATGTACAAAGGAGTACCTTATGGAGTCATTAAAGAACTAAAGCGTAGACTTTCACCTGTAGAATGTGAACGATTGCAAAGTGTACCAGATAATTATACTGAAGGAGTAAGTAATACCCAAAGGTTCAAGATGCTAGGTAACGGATGGACTATCGATGTTATTGCTCACATTCTAAATGAAATGAGATACGCAGATGAACCAATAAAACTAAAAACAACTAAACAACTGGAACTAATATAATGAGCTTAGAGATGTTACTAATGTATATAATTATTCTCTTGATCTCGCTTGGATTCTTATATAAAGACTAATGAATTACTCCACAATCGAAGGAGTGATCCGACAAACAACCAAACAACCAATAAAAAAACCAAAACCTATGAAAATATTACCTGACCAAATAGACTTATGTTCGTTTCCTTTTCAAGACAAAGGGAATTGGCACAACGCAACCATACTTTACTTCACTGATGATACCTATACAATTCATCAATACGATGATCACTACGATATATCCAAGGAAGAAGCAGACGAGTATTGCGATGAACATGAACAACGAATTAAAGAGTATGCTCAATTTGTGCATAAAACTGGAACAGACCCTCTTCGAAATTATTATGTAAACCGAACTGAAACTAAAAAGAGTGAGGTCAAAGTTCAATATGGATTATATATTGGAGTAGAAGAGCAAGGTTTACAAGTCACACAAGTAGAGTTTGAAGGTGTTACCTATGGACGCTTAGAGATTCATAAATTGCCTAGCAAAGTTAAAGATTACCTATTAATAGAATACGCTAATTGCCGATACTACTTAGATGGCATACAACGGAAAGATTTATACGATGCTTGCTACGAAGTGACGGACAACTCTTTCAAGTGTATGATCGAGTACGAAGTTGATCGTCCGTCTGATGTTATCAAAAAAGAATTAATAGAAATAACTAAACTATAGGAGAAAAACCAAATATGAAACCAACAAACTTTAGTATTAAAGAATCCTTAGAGGTAGTATGGGAAGCGATACATGAATGGAATGAACAAGCATCTGATAAAGAATATAGTGAAGATGATGTTAAGACTGGCATGGCATGGATCATGGAAGAACTAGGTTATGGTTATGATAAAGATGGAGAGATAGAAAGGGAGGATAGACCACTATGATAGAAGAAACCATGCACTATATCTTTGACACTTACTTTAAAGATAAACTAGAGAATAACGAGTACCACAACCATAAATACTTTCCATTGTACCTGTCCTTACAACACCTGTTGGATGAGTATAATAATAACAACCAAAAATAAAAACAATGAATACTACTATGATTGCAGAATTAGAAATCACATACGATAAAATATTAACTGACTTCAAGGAAGCTTTACACGAAGGAATCAATGGCTTTATGAAAGCTGGAGAAATATATGTTAAAGCGATTGAGAAAGATTACACCTACGGAGAGAGATTAAAGGAGGAGTTTTCTGATATGGTTCCACCTAAAGCTTGGAATCAATTAGAAGCACTAGGTAGGAAATGGATACACCCAAAGCTCGTGCTTGGTGGTATGTCTGATCCTAAGAAAACAAACTTAGTAAAGAGGTTACCTTATAGCGTACAGAATAAGATATTTAATGGTGATCGTTTCCAATTACTTGTCTCTGGTGGTGATTACCTAGAAGTTAGTTTCTTTGATGCTACATACGAGCAATGCAAACAGTTGTGTGGTGATGGTTTTATGCGTTCATTATCTGAGCAAAAGTCTTGGCTTGAGCAACAAAAAGTAAAACAAGAAATCAAACCTGAAGAGTTACCTTATCATATCATTGGAGGGAAGATTACATTCCGTAAGAATGTGTCGTTGACTCGTGCTGAAATGAAACAATTACTTTCTCAGCTATGAGCTACGAGGATTACGAGCGTAGATATATGTCGAGAAAAATGCACAACAATATATGGTATCGAAATTGTAACAGAGAAAGAAGGGAGTTCGGTAAGTGGTTGTGCAAGGAAGCAGAAAAATCTACAAGATGGTGGAGTCCTATGAGGTATGTATCTGAGCAAGAAATAAAAGATTATAAAAAAGCATTGAACTCACCTCATCGTGAAGACCCTTGTGTATTCATAGAAAATAGTTCAGGTGTTTGGGGTTCTTGGACTTTATATTTCCCTGGTTACTATAGAATAGAAGAAAGGAAAAAACCTCGTGATCTTTGGAAGTGTAGGGCAAGTGCTAAAGGATTCCCTGAGCATCAACGCAACGCTATTGTAAAATGGTTTGAATGGGTTTACGGAGAAAAGATTGACAAGTTTTTAGATCACTTTATAGGTGTCGAGAAACAAAAAGAGGAAGAAGAAAGGAAACGCTGGTTAAAAGAGTTAGAAGAAAGACAACAACAACGCCACAAAGAAATTAAAATTCTTGAGAGAAAGTACAGAACTAGAGGTGTTACACCTGATGTAGAAACGACAGCATTCTTTCAAGCTTTAGCAACAGGAGGTATAATTAAATAACTATTATGGACGAAGATAACGATATAGAAAGAGAAGAACTTCGATGGGAGTACGCACAGGAAACAAGAAGAGACATCAGTAGACACAGAGGACTCATTGACTTTGATATAGACTACGAAGAAGAGGAAGAAGAAGATAGTGACACATAATTACGAGGACTTTGAATCCTATTTCTTTGCTGACTCTCGACAGTTCTCTTACGAAGTAGCTGAGAAGTTTGATCTCTTTTGGCAGAACAATGAGCTTGGCTATGATAAGAATGGTAAGTTAATCCGAACGGATAGACCAAGGAAGAAACCTAAGCATGAGTTTGACTTCACCAATAAGAACAAGAAAAAAAGAACATGAGTAGTGAACACTTAACTGCTTCAATGGTGGAGCTTGGCAAGGCTAGGTATAGGAACGCTAAGAAGTTACGAACACAGAACCAATTAGCCTCCGAGACACCAGCTTATATCAAGCTTGCTGATTCTATGCACGAAGGTGTAGCTGGTGTAATACAAAAGTTCTTCGATGATTGCTCACAAGTCCACGCTCCTTGTCCTGTTTGGTTACCTTTAGTTTGGGAATTAGAACCTGATGAAGTAGCTTTGTTAGCTATTAAAAGATCGTTTGATTTACTGGACGGTAACGACATGACCTTTGCTTATGTTGCATTTGAATTAGCTAAGTCTATCGAGGATGAAGTACGAGTCCGTTACTTTAAAGAGTATGTAGATAAGAATACTTGGAAGCTACTGCAAAGGGACAGGAAAAATGTCCGTAGTAGACAGCAGTATATGTCCAAGTTTTGGGACAGAGAAAAGAACTTACATAGTAAGGGTAGGTACGAACGCTTCACGCTGTGGACACAGACAAACAAAGGAAAGATAGGTGCTTGGTTACTGGAGATTATCCGTATGCAAACAAACCTATTCACTTTGAAGAGTACCTTGACTAGGAAGGGATCAACGATAAAACAGATTGCACCTAATCCACAGCTACAAGAATGGGTCAAGCAATTTGATGAGAATAGTGAGTCACTCCGTCCGTTTTGGTTGGCTACACCTGAAGAACCTTTGAGATGGGAGAGTAATTACGGAGGTGGATACTTGAGTGATGATTTACCTGTCCTTCCAATCATGAAGAAAGCATTTGACTTGAGGAACAGAGACTTGAGTAAGCTATATGAACCACTTAACCGACTGCAAGAAGTACCTTATCGAATAAACAAGAAGGTGTACGAGATAATGCAATGGGCTTGGGAGGGAGATGTATCAATAGGTACTATGGAAAAGCGAGACTTGTTACCTGTCCTTGAACCTATTGAGAACCTCAAACAGACAGACCCTGAAGCATTCACAGCGTGGAAAAGAGAAGCAAAGTATGTACACGACTGGAACTTAGAGACTAGTGGTAGAAGGATGAGGTCACTACGGATCATGTATGTTGCAAAGTTGTATGAAAAGATGGAGAAGTTTTACTTTCCATTACAGGTAGACTACCGAGGTAGAGTGTATAGTGTACCTTCCTTTGTCAGTCCTCAAAGCTGTGACCTAGGTAGGAGTTGCTTGGAGTTTTACCGAGGTGTACCAATTAAGTGTGAGGAAGATGCTAAATGGTTAAAGATACACGGAGCGAATGTATGGGGGAGAAAGGGTACATTTGAGGATCGCATAGCTTGGATAGAAAACAACACAAAAGAGATTATTAGGATAGCTGAAGACCCTAGAACCTATAAGCTATGGCAAGACGCATCTGAGCCGTGGGCTTTCCTGGCTTTTTGTTTTGAATATGCAGGATACAAGAAGGAGGGATATGGATTTGTTACTCACCTACCTTGTAGGATGGATGCAAGTTGTAACGGCATTCAAATACTATCGCTGTTGTTAAAGGACGAGAAGATAGGCAAGCTAACTAACCTAGTACCTGACCTACCACCACAGGATGTATATCAACACATCGCAGATCGAGTGAATGAAAGCTTGCACAAACAAAAGAGTAAAAATAGCTTGGCAGGTGACTGGTTAAAGTGGGGGATAGATAGAAGGTACACGAAAAGAATAGTAATGACTAAGCCTTTCGGTATGAATGGATACACTAGTACCTTTGAGTTAGAGAGTGTGTTTTTAAAAGAGGTAAAGAATGGTAGGAGTAATCCGTTTGGAAAGAGTGAGTACTTGGAAGCTTTACTTTACCTGTCCACAATTGTTAACAAGCAAACTAATATTGTGTTAGAGAACCACATCAACTTTATGAAGTGGATCAAAGCACAAGTTCTTACTTGCGAGGATACTTTGAAGTGGGAGACACCATTCGGAATAGAGATTCAACAACACATCTACGAGACCGTACAGATTGGATTGTTCTCTGTGTTAGGAATGGAAAAGACCACACTTAACTATCGAAAGAACACAGATAAAGTTGATCCTAAAAGACAAGCTAAAGCAGTGGTTGCCAACTACATACACAGTATCGATGCAAGTGTAGTACATTTTTTAGCTTGCAAATCTGACTACGATGTCACAACTATACATGACTGCTTTGCTACTCAAAGCCCACACGCACCGAAGATGCACACAGATTTAAGAGAGATTTACCACGAGATATTTAATCAAGACCTCACAGGAAAGTTCAAGAGTGAGTTATTGAAACAATCAGGGAACACCGAAGTGACAGACAGCTTTGAACTTGGCACACTAGATGTGTCGGCACTAAACGACTGCACTTATATGTTCTCTTAATAATAAACACATAGAAGGAAGAGATATAATGGCGAATAAAACGAGAGAGAAACAGGAAGCATTCACTACACCGATAGGTACTGCACACTACCCTTGGGTTAACACACCGAGTACAAAGTTTGTACCAGAAGGTGAGTATAGTTGTGGTCTTATATTAACAAAGGAAGAAGGAGATGCAATCATCCTTAAATTAACACCTCTTCTTGAGGAAGCAAACGCTGAGAAAGCAAAGGAGTTAGGTAAGAAGGTAAAGACTTACGAGTTACCTTTGGAGCTGGATGGAGATACTTACAAGTTAAAGAGTAAGTTGAAACCAGTGAACGGTACAAGAAAGGACGGTACTAGTTACACTCGATCAATTGGATTGTTTGATTCAAAAGGAAACCCTTGGGATAAATCAGTTCTTGTAAGAGGTGGTTCAAAGGTACGCTTGAACTTGCGTCCGAAGGTTTGGTTTGCACCGTTGCTTGGAGTGGGTATCACACTTGAGATCATGGCTTTACAAGTTATCGAGTTAGCTGAAGGTGGAGTATCTGAACAAGCTGCTGAAAGCTTTGGTTTTACTGAAGTTGAAGGGGGTTATGTTAACGGAGGGGAAACACTTGACCAAGCACTCGATGCCGAAGACGAAGAAGAAATCAAAGCAGACTTTTAGGTCTGGATTTGAAGAGAGAATAGCATCACAGCTCAGACGGAACGGTATAAAGTATTCTTACGAATCACTAGTTATTGAGTATAAGAAACTAAGTACCTACACTCCTGACTTCATCCTCCCCAACGGAATCATTATTGAAACCAAGGGGAGGTGGGTCACGGAGGACAGGACAAAACATCTGTTAGTCAAGCAACAACATCCTGACTTAGATATTAGGTTGTTATTTCAAAATGCTTACAACAAGATTCGTAAGGGTAGTAAGACTACCTATGCAATGTGGTGTGAAAAGAAAGGAATATTATATGCACATAAACAAATACCAAAATCATGGCTTTCACTAGTACGCATCAGCAGTGTTCAAAGTGTGGATCGAGTGACGCTCTTGGAGTCAACACAGACGGAAGCACAAAATGTTTCAGCTGTGATACATACAGTCGAGGCAGACAACAAACTATGACACAACCAACAACCAATAACGACACCTCCTTTCTCACAGGTAAAGCACAAGAGATTGCCAGGAGGAACTTAACTAAGGAGACCTGTCAGAAGTGGGGCTATCAAATAGGTACGCACAACGGAGAACCTGTACACATTGCTAACTACAAGAGTAGGAACGGAGCACTTGTCGCACAGAAACTACGATTCGCTAACAAAACTTTCTCAATCAAAGGAGAGCTGTATGGCTTATATGGACAGCACCTTTGGAGTAGTGGTGGAAGAAGAGTGGTTGTGTGTGAAGGAGAGATCGATGCACTATCTGTTAGTCAAGCTTTCGGAAACAAATGGGCTGTAGTATCTGTACCTAACGGAGCAGGTGGAGCAAAGAAGTATGTGTCACAAGCTATCGATTGGTTAGAGTCCTTTGAAAAGGTAATCTTCTGCTTTGATAACGATGACCCAGGAAGAGATGGAGCAGCAAAATGTGCTGCACTACTGACTCCTGGTAAAGCGTACATTGCAGAACTACCTTTGAAGGATGCTAATGATATGTTAGTGGCAAAGCGTAGCGAGGAGTTGGTGAATTGTCTGTGGCAAGCTAGAGAGTACAGACCTGATGGGATAGTAAGTGGTGAGGAGATATGGCAAGCTGTTATAAAGGAGGATACTTCTGAATGTCAGCCTTATCCGTATGCTTCACTTAATAACATGACACACGGACTGAGGAGAGGGGAGTTGGTGACACTTTGTGCAGGATCAGGGATAGGTAAGTCCTTGTTCTGTCGTGAAGTTTGTCACCATCTCCTTGGACTTGGCGAGACGGTAGGATACATAGCACTGGAAGAATCGGTAAGGAGAACTGCACTTGGTATCATGGGCATTCATCTGAATAAACCGTTGCACTTAGAGAATGATTTGAAGGAGGAGGAGTTACGCCAAGCATTCGATGAGACGATGGGTAACAAGAACTTCTATACCTATGACCACTTCGGAAGTACGGAGAGTGATAACTTGTTAAGCAAGATCAAGTACCTGTGCAAAGGATTAGGATGTAAGTGGATATTCCTTGACCATCTATCTATTGTGGTTAGTGGTATCCAAGGAGATGATGAACGCAGGTTAATTGATAACACGATGACACAACTGAGGAGCTTAGTGGAAGAGACAGGATGTGGAATGGTGTTAGTGTCTCACCTTAGAAGACCACCGAATGGTGGAGGACATGAAGAGGGTGGAGTCACTAGGTTATCAGACCTGAGAGGTAGTCATTCGATACCACAACTCAGTGATATGGTAATAGGATTGGAGAGAAACCAACAAAAAGAAGACAATAACGAAACAAAAGTAAGAGTCTTAAAGAATAGATTCTCAGGTGAGACTGGACTAGCTACTACTTTGAACTACGATCAAGACAGTGGCAGGTACATGGAAGATGAGAATGTATTCAAAGATAAAACAACAACAACCAACGGTAACGATCCGTTTTAATAATATGAAAATACTATTCTTTGATATAGAAACAAATGGCATTGAGGACTTCACTAATCTGAGTGACCTCAAGGTCTGTCATTGCTTATCCATCTACGATCCAATAGCAGGTAAGATGATTACCTTTAATGGTGATGGGATAAAGGAAGGAACAAGGATGTTAGCAAAAGCTGACAAGATCATAGGACATAACATCGTAGGTTTTGATCTACCTGTGTTAGCTAAGTTGTATGACTTCTATCCTCCGTTAGTTCAAGTACAAGATACATTGATAATGAGTAGGTGTATATACCCTGACCTTAGAGAGGATGACTTCAAGCGAAAGGACTTTGATCCTAAGATGATTGGTAGTCACAGCTTGAAAGCTTGGGGACACAGGATGGGTAAGATGTTAAAGCTTACTTACGGAGAGAACGAAGATGCTTGGGATAGCTACAATGAAGAGATGAAGAAGTATTGTGAACGAGATGTCCTTGTCACTAAGACCTTGTACGAACACTTCCTAAGTAAAGAACCTAGTAAGAAGATGGTAGACATAGAACATTGGTTCGCTTACATCATCAGGTTACAAGAACAAGCAGGGTTTGGATTTGATATACCAGCAGCAGAAGTGTTAGAACAAAAGCTAGTCCTGTTAAGAGCAAAGCTACAAGATAAACTACAAGCTATGTTTGAACCTACCATCAGGAAGATGAAGACTCCGAAGGGATACTCATTGACTGTTGAACACATGGATGGAGTAGAAGTAATTAACGCACCTACTAAAGTAAAGTTAAAAGCTATCCTTAAACAAAGAGGTATGGTACAGAACTTAGTTAACAAAGCAGAACCACTCGATGTAAAGGAGGAAGTCATACCTTTCAACCCTGGTAGTAGGAAGCAAATCAAAGAACGCTTTGAAGAACTAGGCTATGAGATACCTGTCAGTGAAGATGGTAAGACTATAAAGGTGGATGAATCTACTCTTAAAAAGATAAACCACCCAGCTGCCGAGCTTCTGCTAGAGTATCTGTTAGTCGTAAAAAGACTAGGAGCTTTGGCGGAGGGCGAGAATGGGTGGCTTAAATTAGTTAAAGATAAGAGACTACACGGACGAGTCAATACAAACGGTGCAGTCACAGGTAGATGTACACATTCCAAACCTAACTTAGCACAAGTACCTGCTACTAGAGCGGAGTACGGAAAGGAGTGCAGAAGTTTATTCATTCCACTTAACGGTAATGTATTAGTAGGTGTTGATGCTAGTGGACTTGAGTTAAGAATGCTTGCACATTACCTAGCTAATTGGGACAAGGGTCAGTACGCTAGGAATATATTAGAAGGTGACATACACACGGTTAATCAGAAAGCAGCTAACTTAAAAACTAGAGACCAAGCAAAGACATTCATCTATGGATTCCTGTACGGTGCTGGACCTGCAAAGATAGGAGAGATTGTAGATGGTGGTGCAAAGGAAGGAGCAATCTTAAAGAAGAAGTTCCTGTCTAACTTACCTGCGTTGAAGATATTAAAGTTAAAGATAGAGGAGAAAGTCAGACGATCTGCTTGTTTAACAGGACTAGATGGTAGAGTATTACCAGTCAGATCAGAACACGCTGCACTTAATATGTTACTTCAATCAGCAGGTGCTGTGGTTATGAAGGTAGCTTTGATAACATTACACCGTAGACTAAATGATTTAGGTTGGTCACACGGTAGAGAGTACACATTTGTAGGTAACATACACGATGAGTTCCAAGCTGAAGTTAAACCTGACCTAGCTGAGACATACGGACAGTTAGCAGTTGAAGCAATTAGACAAGCAGGTAAAGACTTGAAGTTACTTTGTCCTATGGACGGTGAATACAAGATAGGTAAGTCATGGGCAGAGACACACTAGAACACGATTACTACTTGAAGGTTGCAGAATTGTACGATACAGTTGACCTTACATTTCCTATGCCCTCATCAAAGACCCAAAGAATCGGAGCAATAGCAGAGTCAAGGTTTACTACTGAATGTTTAGAGCGAGACTTTGAGCCTCATGTACCTACCACACCTATGCCTTGGGACTTCATTGTTACTTGTCCAGCAGGTACTTTAAAGGTACAGATCAAAGCTACAAGTAAGAAGTCATCAGCTAATTCATACACTATAAATAGTGGGACAGGATGTAACGGAAAGGTTGCTATGTGTGACTCAATAGATGTGGTGGGTTGTTATGTGTTACCTGAAAAGATGTGGTGGTTAATACCGAGAGAACACATAAAGGGATTAACATTGAAGTTGAACATCCTACCAAATAGTAAATCAAAACATAAAAAATACCAAGAGAACTGGAGCATATTCTATGAGTAAAACAACCATACTAATTGACGCAGATGTATTAGCATTTGAATCGTCAATCATAGCACAAGAAAATATACAATGGGAAGAGGAGCTTTGGACTGTACACGCAGACATGGCAGTAGCAAAGAACAGAGTCATTGGAAGGATAGAACAATTCAAGGACTTACTCAAAGCAGATGAAGTAGTGTTAGCACTTAGTGACCGAGCAAACTTCAGAAGGAAACTATTCCCTGAGTACAAGTCTAACAGAAGGAAGTCAGTGTTACCTGTCATCTTAAAACCTATGAAGGAATGGATGATCAATGAACTAGACGCACAGTTGTGGGCTAACATAGAAGCAGATGATGTGTTAAGTATCCTAGCTACTGAAAGACCTAACAGACAAGACAAGCGTATCATCGTATCAATAGACAAGGACTTCAAAGGAGTACCAGGAATATACTACGATTATAACAAAGAAGAATACCATGAACCTACAGAACAAGAAGCAGATAACTTCCACTTGATACAGACTTTGATGGGAGATTCTACTGATGGATTCAGTGGGGTAAAAGGAGTCGGTCCTGTTGCAGCTGAGAAATGGTTGAACTCGAACGGATACACTTGGGAATCTGTTGTTGCTTTGTATGAGAAGAAGGGACAAACAGAACAAGATGCTTTAACAAATGCTTGGATGGCAAGACTACTAAGGAAAGAACAATACAATAAAAAACAAAAACAAATAACAAAATTATGGACACCGAAGAACTACCAAACCACGGACAAAAGGAGAATTACATCACAGGTGCACAGCGTGACAGGGCTACTGGACGAGGACGATTCAGCCTTATTCCTCCAATCGCCCTTCGATCCCTTGCCAAACGATTTGAAGATGGAGGCAGACTCTATGGAGACAACAATTGGCACAACGGATTCCCACTAAGTAGATTAATAGATAGTATGAATAGACATCTGTTAGCGTTGAACGAGGGAGATGACAAGGAGGATCACATAGGTGCTATACTTTGGAATGCCAGTGCTTTCCTGTGGACAGAGGATCAAATTAATAAAGGTAACTTACCACAAGAACTAGATGACAGGAGTTACATAAACAAATGATCGCACCAATAAAAGATGACGAACCTTTAAAAGCGGATGGATTTGATGAAGCTATTATAGGTGTGGATTATAAACAAGGTAAGTTTGTATATGCTATAGAACTTATGTTAGAGAAGATGATGCAAGAACCTGATAACAAGACAATGGAAGAAGCAATAGAATACTTTGACTTCAACATAGGATGTGCTTATGTAGGAGAGATGACACCAATATATATATGGACTAATACAGACCACAATGACTATGAATAATGAAGAAGAACTACTACCAGCTATAAGTGAAACTTTAGTTAAAAGATTAGAGAAACTATTTCCTGACAAATGTCCTGACTTGACGAACACAGAAAAAGATGTTTGGTTTAAAAGTGGACAAGTGTCTGTAATTAGATTCCTTAGACAAACTTATAACGAACAGCTTCAACAAAACATTTTAACAAAAGACTAACTATGTGTATGTCAACACCAGATATTCCTCCTCCTCCTCCACCTCCAGCACCACCGCCACCACCGCCACCTGTTGCTGAAGCACCTAAGACTGTTAGACAAACACAGCCTAAGAAGAGAAGAAGAGGAGCACAAGCACAGTTAGCACGATCTTCAAGACCTACACTTGGTGGTACTTCAGGCGGTACAGGTGTCTACATGTCTTCTTAATAACAACATAACTATATATCATCATGCTTCGCACACTCTCAAAAAAGACTTTGCTATCATCTGTTACTTCAACAGGGGCTGGCAGTTCATTCTCAGTAGAGCGTTCTAAGGGTTGGACCTTTGTAATCGCTTCTTCATCAGTAACTTCAGGAGGTACGGTAGACATAGAAGCCTACATCGGTGGTGCTTGGTATGTCATTCACTCTGAAGTTGTAACAGCAGACGGTGCTGTAATGATTAGAGACGATCACGGACACTACGAACAAATAAGAGGTAACCTATCAGCTAGAACTGACGGTACTTACAGCGTATACGCAACTGGTACTACTGACTCTCTTTAATTAGATGTCTTTGATCTTTACAGAGCAACTCGATAAACCGAGTCAGCTAAGGTCTAAACCGTCTAATTTACTGCGTCCTATCTTTGGTGCTTTGTATGGTTTTGATGCTACTGCTGTAGCTCCTGCTAATACATTTACTACTTTAACAATAGCAGATACAGACACCAACGCTATAGGTGCAGATGAAGAGATAACCTTTACAGTTCAACCTTCAGTGGAAATAGCAGCTGGTGGTACTTTGACTTTAACAGGAATGCAAGGAACTCAAACAGCTGACAATGCTTCGTTAACAGTAGGTGGAGCAGGAGCTGCAATCTTTGGGTCTAGTGGTTCGTGGACACAGTCAACAGGTACTTTAGTTTTAACAGTAGCAGGTGGACAGAGTCTACCAACAGGTTCAGATACTGTTATTACTTTCACTTTAACTAACTCAGCTTCAATACAAAGTGGTAAGACAGTTAGTGTTAGTTCTAGTACATTCACTACAGCTGACGCTACAGGTACTATATTAAACACAGTCGCTACCTACAATGTAACCACACGAGACACCCAAGCTAACATTCTAGCAAGTACACCAAGCAATCCTAGCGGAGAAGTGACTAATGCTTACGGCACGGACACGAACGATTTGTATGTTTGGGACGGTAGTGCTTGGTATATTTACAACAACGATTCTTAAACACAATTATGAGTACATTTAGCACTTGCACCTCAAGCACACGCCCTGGTTCTCCAGCGAATGGCGATGTTTTATTTGAAACAGACACTAAGAATGTTATCCTTTGGGACGGTTCTAATTGGAGGGGGTATAACAATGATGGTATAAACTTCGGAGCGAATACGAAGAGCTTTGCACCTGATGGTACTGACGATCTAT